CTCAAGGTCCTAAATCAGAATTTGCAGGTGAATTTAAAGTAAATAGTGCTGTAAATACTATAGCTGAAGGTAGTGCTTTACCTAGTGGTCAATTAGGTTTAGATCAAATAATGGGGTTAATTGGAGGTAAATAATGGCATTTGGAGCTAAAAAAATATTTCCTATAGATACTAAACCTGGAACAGCGGTTGGAATATCTATTCCTTTTAATGCTCCTGGTGTATTTTTTTCAACATATACAACTAAAGATGCTATCAGAAATAATTTAATTAACTTTTTATTAACTAATCAAAAAGAAAGATATTTAAATAATGGATTCGGAGCTAATATAAGAGCTTACTTATTCGAACAAATAACATCTAATAATACTGAAAATTTAAAAGATAATATTCAAAATTTAATTAGTATATATTTTCCTATCATAAGATTAGATACTTTAGATATATTAGAAAATCCTGATTATAATGAATTAACTGTTAAATTTACTTATACTATATTAAATACTGATTTAACTGATCAAGCACAAATAACATTTATACAATAATGGCTGTAAATAAAAATATAAAATACATAAATAAAGATTTTAGTGAATATAGAGCAAGTTTAATAGACTATGCTAGAACCTATTTTCCAACTACATACAATGACTTTAGCCCAGCATCACCAGGAATGATGTTTATTGAAATGGCTGCTTATGTAGGTGATGTTTTATCATTTTATTTAGATAATCAAGTTCAAGAAAATTATTTACAATTTGCTCGTCAATCAAATAATTTATTTGAATTAGCATATATGTTTGGTTATAAACCAAATGTAACTGGTGTAGCAATTACTAATGTAAACTTTTATCAAAAAGTACCTGCTAAACTATCTGGTGGTTCTTATGTTCCTGATTTTGATTATGCTTTATATATTGGACCTAACTCAACTGTTGCTAATAATGGATCTAATTCTTTTTTAGTTAGTGATCCGGTAGATTTTACAGTTTCAAGCTCAGGCGATCCAACAGAAATTACAGTATATGAAGTATTAAATCCTGGAAATACACCTAATTCATTTTTATTAAAAAAGACAAGAAAAGCAATATCTGCAACTATAAATTCAATATCCTTTCCATTTAATTCTCCTGAAAAATTTGCAACAGTAGAAATAAATTCTAATAGTTTAATAGGAATATTAGATTGTTTTGATTCTCAAGGAAATCAATGGTATGAAGTAGATTATTTAGGTCAAGAAATGATTTATGATAGTATTAAAAATACTAATACTAATGATCCTAATTTATCCCAACAATCAGGAGATACTCCTTATTTATTAAAACTTAAAAAAGTACAACGTAGATTTACTACTCGTTTAAAAAATTCTACTACTATGCAAATTCAATTTGGTGCAGGTACAGTAGCAGACTCAGATGAAGTTATAATACCTAATCCAGATAATGTAGGTATTGGTTTACCATTTGAACAAGATAAATTAACAACAGCTTATTCTCCTTCAAATTTCTTATATACAAAAACATATGGAATTGCTCCTTCAAATACTACTTTAACATTTAGATATTTAACTGGAGGTGGAGCCACAGCTAATATTAGTGCTAATTCTTTAAATGGAATATCTGGAAATGTTAATTTTTTAAATCCTAATATAGCTAATACAGCTTTAGCAAATTCAATTTATACTTCATTAACCGTTACAAACCCAGAAGCAGCAAGTGGAGGAGGTGATGGAGATTCAATTGAAGAAATAAGACAAAATTCCTCAGCTAATTTTGCATCACAACAACGAAATGTTACCCAAGATGATTATTTAGTTAGAGCATTAAGTATGCCTGCTAGATATGGAGAAATATCTAAAGGATATATTGAACCAACAAAGTTACAAAGTATATTACCTGGAGAATCTCTTGGAATATTAGATTTATATATTTTAACATACGACATTAATAAGAAATTAAACTATGCTTCGTTTGCTTTAAAACAAAATTTAATAACTTATCTTTCCCAATACAGAATGATAAATGATGCTATTAATATTAAAGATGCTTTTATTATTAATATTGGAGTAAATTTTGATATTATAGTATTACCTAATTATAATAATAATCAAGTATTAACTAATTGTATTTCTGTTTTACAATCTTATTTTAGAATAAGTAATTGGCAAATCAATCAACCTATAATATTAAGAGATATTTATGTTTTATTAGATAGAGTAGAAGGAGTTCAAACAGTTAAAAATATAGATATTTACAATTTAGTAGGATCAAATCTAGGATACTCAGATTTTGCTTATGATATATCTGGAGCTACAAGAAATAATGTTGTTTATCCATCTATAGATCCTATGATATTTGAAGTAAAATATCCAAATGCTGATATTCAAGGTAGAGTAGTACCATTATAAAAATAAACCATGGCTGTATATAAAATATTTCCAACTCAAGACACAACAATATATTCATTTTATCCTGATAAAAATACAGGGTTAGATGAAATATTAGATATATCTACTAGTTTAAATTTAGACTTAGATCCTAGTCCTCAAGCTAATAGAGTATTAATTCAATTTTCTAGTAACGAAATAAATGATATTATTAATAATAAAATATCTGGATTACAATGGCAATCTAATTTAAGATGTTTTATAGCTGATGTTAGTGGTTTAATTCAAGATACTACTATAGAAGTATATCCTATTTCTCAATCATGGGTTATGGGGACTGGAAGATTTGCTTATATACCTGAAGTAACTAACGGAGCTAGTTGGAATTTTAAAGATTATAAAGATGGAACATTATGGACTGATGGTAATTTTAATCCTGGAACAACAGGTTCTTATACATCATCAGTAACAGTAGGCGGTGGTACTTGGTATATAACTCCAACTGGATCTCAAACATTTGGATTTTATGATGATAAAGATCTTAATATAAATGTTACTAATATAGTGAATGATTGGTATAGTGGATCTTATAATAATGATGGGTTTATTATTAAACAAAAAGATGAATTTGTAAATAATATTAATAATCAACCTAAAATAACTTATTATTCTATTGATACTCATACAATTTATCCTCCATGTTTAGAATTTAAATGGGATGATTGTATTATTAATACTGGATCATCAGGTATAACAACTATTGATACACAACCATTTACTATTAGTTTAAATGAAAACCCAGGTACTTTTTACCCAGATAGTGTAAATAAATTTAGAGTATACTCAACACCTGAATATCCTGCTCGAGTATGGGCTACTTCTTCATTTTATACTAAAAATTATTATTTACCTGAAGAATCATATTATGCAATTCAAGATTTATATACTAATGAATATGTTATAGATTTTGATACTACATATACTAAATTAAGTCAAGATACTGTAAGTAGTTATTTTAAACTTTATATGAATGGATTAGAACCAGAAAGATATTATAAAGTTGTAATTAAAACTATTTATGATGGACAAACTATAATTGTAGATAATAATTATTATTTTAAAGTAATTAATGGGTGATGGATCAAATTAATTTAAATAAAAAAGTATATGCTAAAGACCAATATGAAAGAGTTATTGATACTAATTTTACTCAATTAGCTAATACTACTCCATCATCAATTACTCCAGTACCTACAATATCTGTTTCTGAATTTTTTCAAAATTATAATCAAATATTTTTCCAAATCCCAAAAGAAGGAGAAACTAATTCTCATGAATATTTAGTTAAAACTAGCTCAGAGTATATTAATGCTGATTTAGTTAATAATGATATTCAAGCTTTAATAGATGAAATTAATATTTTACAACAACAAAATTTAGAACTTAATAGACAAATAATCGAATTACAATCAGTTAATTCTTTAACTCAGAACGTATCAAATGAAATTATACCTAATATTAATGTTCCAACAATTGATACTTCAATAAATCAAACTTCAACACAGCAAACTAATACACCTCCTCCAACACCTCTCCAGCAGCTTCAACAAGCCGCTCCAAATAATACACTATTAAATAACTGGAGGAATAGGTAAATGTTGATCTTTTATAGCGAATAAACTTAGATAATAATGGATAAAATAGTTAATATACAAAATATAAATCCCGATAATCTTCAACTACAAAATTATTCTAGTGAGGATGAAAATCTTATATCTAATTTTACTCAACAAGATATAGTTTTTGATTCAACTGTAGATTATATTGAATATTTTATTTATGATTTAAATAATGATCTTCTTTTTGAAAATAATAACTACCCAGACTATCAACTTAGAGATAATTTAGTTAATATTGATCCTCAAACTAATTTAGAAAATGAAGGATTTACAGAAGGCCAATATTATACTGTTTATAATTTTTTAAAAGGAAAATTATCATCATCTCCATTTAGTACTTTTTATATACAAGATATAAGTGCTGATAGAACAGAGTTAAGATTAAATACTACTCAAATTTCTAATATTGATGTAATTACATTAACTAATGAATTAACTAATCAAATTACTAATTCAACAGGTTCATATTTAGATTTTTATTTAAATTTTGGAGGTAATAAATTAATAATTGCCAATAATATTTTATTAGATAATTCTAATTCTAATGATCCTACAGTATTAATTAAATTATACGAACCTTTACCTCAAGAATTTACATTTAATTCTCAATGTTGGGTTGTAGAACAAATAGCAGAATCTCAAGCATATCAAATAGAATTAACTACAATTTTTAATGTTGAAGATCAATATAATTATATTTTAGGTCCTAATTTTAATTTAGATATTCAAGATCAAATTAATAATTCAACACCATATTATAATCAAAATTCTTTACTTCAAAATTACTCAACATTAGGATCAGGTAGTTTATTATACCAAATTAATAGTTTATTAGCTGAAAAGGGAATTGAAATTAATATAGATTATTCTGATTATTCTGAGTTTGTTCATTTTTCATCTGCTCAAACTCGTTTAGAAAATTTTTATTATAAATTAGCTTTAATTGAAGAATATTCACATAGTGCTAGTTTATCAAATAGTGGTTTACCATTAAATAATTTTACCTCAGGAAGTCAATTTATATATCAAAATAAAATAAATGATATTATAACTAATTTTGATGGTTATGAATATTATCTTTATTATGAATCTGGAAGTACAGCTTGGCCTAAAACTAACTCTATTTATCCGTATATAAATGCTCCTATAAATGATCCTACATCTATAAGTTGGATTAATTCTCAATTATTTACAGCCTCATATTATGATTCTGAAAATAAAGATGCTTTAATATATGCTATTCCAAATTATTTATTAGAGGACTCTGATAATGATCAATATCAATTATTTGTTCAAATGCTTGGACAAAATTTTGATAATGTTTGGGTTTATTTAAAAGATATTACTAATAAATTTGATGCTGATAATAGATTAAATTATGGTATTTCTAAAGATATAGTAGCCCAAGCTATTCGTGATTTAGGAATTAAAATATACCAAAATAATTTTTCTACAAATGATCTATACTCAGCTTTATTAGGTATAACTACAACAGGTGATTTATATAATTTACCTTATACTACAAGTTCTTTACCCACACTTACAGGATATGAATATGTAAATACTTATGTAACAGCATCTTCAACTGCTTCAATAGAACCAGTAGATGATATTAATAAAGAAATTTATAAACGTATATATCATAATCTTCCTATGTTACTTAAGAAAAAAGGAACAGCAGAAGGTTTAAGAATGTTAGTAAATGTTTATGGTATTCCTGATACTGTTTTACGTATAAATGAGTTTGGAGGTAAATCATATGAGAATCAATCGTGGGATAATTTTGTAGATCAATTTAATTATGCTTTTACTTCTCCTGGAACTGGGTATGTAAATGTACCTTTATCAATATCATATTTTGATGGTACTAAAGATTTAAATAGTATTGAATTTAGATTTAAAACATTTGGGATTCCTAATTCTACAGAATATAGTCAATCTATAGCTAGAATTTCAAGTTCATTTGAAATAGTATTAGAATACACAGGAAGTGGATATACTTCTGGTTCATATAGTGGCTCTATCCCAAATAACTATAACCAATATGCTACCTTAAAATATATAGACTCAGCTTCTTTAAATTCAGCTAGTGTATATCTACCGTTTTTTGATGGAGGATGGTGGTCAATTTTAATAAATCAAGACACAGGTTCTGTTAATACTCCTATTACATTATATGCTAAAAATAACATATATGATGGTTATGATGGTAGTCAATTAGGATTTCAAGCATCTAGTAGTATTAATACTAGTGGAATATGGGTGGGAGGTGTAACTAAAGCTTTTCGTTTAAGCAATGATACTAATCTAACTATTAGTGGAAATACTTACACTCCATTCTCAGGTTCATATCAAGAATTAAGATTTTATCATGATATATTAGAAGAGAAAAAATTTGATGATTATGTAATGAATCCTTATTCTATTGAAGGAAATTCTATAGAAGGAGCAAATGATGCTTTTAATCAATTATTTTTTAGAGCACCATTAGGTACATTACTAGATAACAATTTAACACCAACTACAAAACAATCAGTCCATCCATCAGTATCACAAATTCCTCCTACATCTTCTTTTGGCACAACTAATACGTATAGATTATTTGGGACATTTACTTTTGAACCTAATACTGAAATATTATACCAAAACCAATTTGTAGCTGGTATTAAAAATTCTGTATCTGAAAAAATTAGAATAGTCAATATGGTTCTACCTTCAGGTAGTACCTTATCTCAATATATTTCAATTCAACAAAATTCTCCATCTAATGAAACATTCACTAAAGATGTAAATTATCTTGAAGCTGCTTTTTCACCTCAAGATGAAGTTAATGATGATATTATAGCTCAACTTGGATATTTCAATATAGGTTCATATATTGGAGATCCAAGACAATTAATATTAAGTTCATCGAATTATTATCCTGATTTTAACAAGTTAAGAGATTATTATTTCTCTAAATATACTCATAATTATGATTTAAATGATTATATAAGACTTATAAAATTTTATGATAACTCATTATTTAAAATGATTAAAGATTTTACACCATCAAGAGCAGGATTAGCATCCGGTATAGTAATTAAACCAACATTACTAGAAAGATATAAATATCCTCAACCTAGAGTTAATTCTCGTACTCAAATTGCTTTTGTGGGAGATCCAACATCACAAACATTTAATATACCTTACTAATGTCGTTACAAAATATAACAATAACATCCTCTATTAATAGTATTGTTACTCAATCATATGGACAAACAACATATGTAGCCTCTACTGATGAACAATCATTCCCAATAGAATCTATAACTGGTAGTCAAGCTGGAGTATGGCCTAATTTTCCTCTTAGAAATCTAACATCTACAAATTCTGCTTCTAATTACACAACAGATTTAGTAGTAAATATTACTCAATCGTGGTCTGGTTCTGTTCCTAGTACTTTAGGATATATTAATTTTGTTCATAATACAATGGATGAATTTTTTAATGGAGAATTTAGTGGTTCTAATCCTTATATTGTAAGTGATGGAAATTTAACAGATGAATATTGCCAACAATTTCTAACTCCAAACGCGGATTCTTTTAAATATAGTATATTCTTTTATTCTTCTTCAACATACCTTCCAGTATACAATTATAGTAATACTATTCCAAAAGATGGAGAAATGTATATATTTTATGATATACTAAGTCCAACTACTGCAAATGTAAAATCTGCTAAAATAGCTAGAATTGATAAAGATGGAAATGATCTTGGTTTTACATTTTCAACATTAGGTATTAATAATAAAATTATATGGTATGATGGTGGATCTGTAGAAGTTGAATTACCTATTCAAAGTAGAAATAGTCTTAGTAATTATTTTAGTTTTGATTTTATATCTAATGTAATTACTATACCTTTTATAGATACAAATTATTTAGATTATACTTTTGAAGCTACTTCAAGTGTTCCTGAACTTACTTCAAGTATTGAAGGAATAGAATACTATTTTACATTTGGAAATGGACAATGGAATGTTACAACTGATTCAGCTAATGGATGGAATTCATTTGAGGAACGATATTATTTTCCAATGTCTCCTAATATTCCTATTCAATTTACTGCTTCTTTAGATCTTACTTTAAATTATCCTGTTACATTTTCATGGGCTATACAAGAGTGGGAACCGTCTACTGCTATAGCAGTTGGTAATGTTCCTAATACTGTAGGCGTAGGATCATATCCAAATTTTGATCCTGATTATTTTATTAATCCTTCTAATTGGGTCTATTATGGAGCTGGAAACCATGTTTTAACTATAACAGGTAGTAGTTTATTACCTATTCAAGATTATGCTTTTGAAATAGATGCTTTTATAAAAACATATCCTTTACCTATATGGAGTAATCAAAATTTTGATAATCCACCAACCGGAAGTGATGGTGATAGAGGGGGATTTACTACAATGTTTGATAATCTTCCTTTACCATATAAATCTTGGGCTCGAACAGGACCTAATCAATTTAGAAGAGATTATCAACAAGTATCACCACCAATAAATGATTATCCTTCTTTTATTAATAAAGGTATCACAGGATTTGCTATTAATGATTATCCTTATTTTTATGATTTTCCCACAGATGTAGGAGTATGGCTTTATGAACCATACAGTTCCCCAGAAAAAGAGGGATTAGATTGTTTATTAACTTATTGGAGTGCAAGTTCAGATGTTTGGTCTCACCCTAGTGATACTGGTGTAAGTTTTAATATATTAGTAGAAATACCATCTCCTGCTCCTGATTATACATCTGGTGATTTAACACCTTCACAAGTTCAATATTGTGAAGATTATCAAAATGGTATTTATGGACCTTCTTGGGGAAGTGATGTATATGTAGTTGCTACTCGTCAAGGTAATAATTCATCTATTGATTTAATTCAAACTTCATCAATTATAGGAGTAATACCATCTCAATCTAGTGGAATTTTTGAATTCCAATATACTGTAACAGCTAATGATTATAAAATAGGAATATTAGCTCCAGCGAGTTCATCTATTTCTACAGATTATTTAAATAATAGTGGTAGTGCATTAACTCCAATTGCTTCCCAATTTAGTAATGTTTTTGGTTGGCAATTTGGTGTAACTCGTTTTATAGTTACTCCTAATGCGTCTGCTTCTATTAATAATTTTACTTGGAATATTACTCAATCTGTTCCTCCTCAATCCGTAACTAGTTCATTTATATTTGAACCATATTTACCAGCGGCATTCTATAACACAGATTGTGATGTATTAATGAATAATTATAATGAAAATGATACTAGTAATCTAGTTCAAGAAGTGCTATATGATAATGGAGGGATAATCCCTTCAAATTTACAACAAATCATAAGTGGAACAGCTCAACAAGCAGAAGTAAATGATTACTTATTTAAAGTTAATGCTAGTATATTACCAAGATACCAAGGAGTAAGAACAACAAGCCCAGATTTTAATAAACCATTTGTTGATGGTTTTTCCCAAAAAGAATTATCAGAAATATTAGGTGCAAATAATTCTCAAACAACTACCCTAGTATCAGGTAGTGGTAATAGTTTATTTAATGCTGCTTCATATTGTAATTGGTTTGCTTATTTTAATTATATCGAACCTACAGTATATTATATTTCTGATCCAGCGAATAAAGTTCCTAAAGTATGTTACTATATAAGTTTAGTTAGTTTAATAAGTATTAATGGAGATGTAATTAATTTATCTGCTATAAATAATCAATCATCGTCTGGGTCTATATATAGTGGTACTTATGATTTATTTACTGGAATATCAACTGATGTTTCACCATTAAATTTACCTAATCCTTTAACAAGTAATATTCCTTTTATCCAATCTATTTTTCCTGATAATACTCCAGGAAATATTATTATGTTTACAGGCCCTGCTGCACCACCAGGAGGAGGTCTTTCAACTACAGGATCATTTTTACCATTTAATACTTTAATTGCTGGTTATTCACCTGCTAATCCTCTTACTGATGTAACCCCAGTATTAAATTATTATTATGGTCGACGTTATAATATGTTATATCCTAATGAAACAAGTATGTTAGTAATTCCAACTCAACCCCCATCCTCTCCTACGTCTTTATTACCAACATCAGAAGATTTTCCTCTTCAAGGACTATTAGTACCAGATAATTTTAATCCTGAATATAAGAATAACTTATTGTCAATAGCTCAATCTGTTGGATTCTTTAAATCTGTTTAATAAAAAATATAATTTAACAATATTTATAACAAAATACTTAATAACAAATGGGATATTTAAATAACGCGGTTGTAACAGTAGACGCGATTTTAACAACAAAAGGAAGACAACTTCTATCAAAAAATGATGGTTCATTCAGAATTACTCAATTTGCTTTGGCAGATGATGAAATTGATTATACATTATATAATCCTAATCATCCATCTGGATCAACATATTATGGTGAAGCAATTCAAAATATGCCACTGTTAGAAGCATTCCCTCAGGAAACACAAATTATGAAATATAAATTAGTTACACTTCCTCGTGGTACAGCTAAAATGCCTATTCTAGATTTAGGTTATTCTGCTATTGTTATTAAACAAGGTGCTTCACTTGCTATTACACCTCAAACATTAAATTATTTCGGTGGAAATACATTTGAAACAGCTGGTTACACAGCAACTATTTCTGATGTTCGTTTAATGAATACATTTGAAGGAGTAGGTATTAATACACCATCTGCTCAAGCTTTAAATAGTACTACTACATTAGGAATAAATGTTTCCAAAACTGTTGTAGGTACTACAATTAACTTAAGAGCAACTACTGTTAATACATTATTTGGAACTAATAATCAATTACAAGCAACATTAACAGTTGAAGGTAGAGATAGTGGAGCTCGCTTAACAATTCCTATTACTGTAACTAAAATATCCTAAAAATAAACTAATATAAAAATATGTCATTTAATCGTTTAGCACCTGAAGATTTCGTTGTAAGTTCTGACTCAGTAACTGCTCCATTATGGTCAGCAGGATCCCCAACATTAACTAAATTTTATTCTTCATCAATTCAAGAATTAGGATCATCTGGATTATTTTATCTAAATGTTTATCAAACTGCCTCCGGAAATGCCTCAGCTGAAGTTCAATTCGCTATATCTTATGGTGATAAATTAGGCAGTGGAAGTATATATTATAATCCATCTGTAACCGGATCTTCTCCTACTAAAACTACATATGGTCAATATAGAACTTTAGTTTTAGGAGATGAAAATGCTAATTTTGTTTTTGGAGGAACAACCTCAGATAATTTTTGGGTAATATCAGTTGATAGAAATCACTATAAAGAATCTTTATTACCTGGTACAATGACATTAATGCTATCAGGAAGTGGAGGTAGATTATCTTTAACAGATGATAGTAATATTGTTTCATCAATTACCTTTAATGAAGCTGGTAGAGTATTTCAATTAGTAAGTGGATCAGCGGGCTCAGTATATACCCAAGGTGTTAATCCATATGGGTATAGTAATGCTAGTGGTTCATATGGTTGGTTTTTACCTGATATTGGAACTCTTTTATTACATCCTGCAGCTATTAGTTCCTCAATTGGGTTAAATGCTAATAGAACTAATAACTCGGATGGAGATAATTATCAACTTTTATTTAATGCTTTAAATTTAGGAGGTAATTTTACAGCAAATAGCCAAGAGACAATTTCATCAGATTATATATTCGTAAGAGCAAGAAACGCAGAATTTAACTATTCAGAAAACCCAAGTTTTATCTCAGGTAGTACAGGTGAAGTATTATTTAGTTCATTTATTAATAATCCTCAAACTTACGCTACAACAATTGGATTATATAACGATAATAATGAATTATTAGCAGTAGCTAAATTATCAAGACCTTTATTAAAAGATTTTACAAAAGAAGCATTAGTAAGAGTTAAATTAGATTTCTAAAATGAATGGGTGCTTACA